GGATACAAGGGCACCTTCCAAAGCCAGTATGCTCGGCACTACCTATTCAAGGCGGGCATGGTCGGCAAGCAGCTGATCCGTGGGCTAATGGACAAGGCCGTTGGCAAGGCAATCGTTGAAGCAAGGCGAGGCACGGCATGAGCGCACTACCGACGCTGAACATCCCCGTAGTCGTGAACACGGCTCAGGTCGATCCGGCGATGAGGAGGGTCGAGAGGACCGTCTCCGACAGCGCGGCCCGCATCGCAAGGATCAGGACGGCGGTGATGCCTGGGCTTGGCGCGCTCGGCGCGGGTCCGCTTGGCGGCGTCCTAGGCGGGGTCGCTGGCACGGGAACGATTGGCATGGGAATCGCCGGGGTAGGTGCCGCGTTCATGGCTCCGATCCTTGCGGCGACCAAACTGCAGGATGCGCTCAACGCGCAGACCAAAGGCGCAGCCCAGGCATTTGAGGAATACAAGAAGACAGGCGTGCAGACCGCCCAACTCAACGCGGTGCTTCTTGAACGGCTTGCCAACCTTGAGAAGCAGCAGGCTGGCGGTCGCCCGATGGGATTCATGGCTGCTTTCGAGCAAGCGAACATCTCGGTCAATCAAGCCAATTTCAGCGAAGGCATGTCGAACTGGTGGCAGAAGAGGGCAACCGAGACAGGCGCATTCCTGGGCACGATGGCGGGAGGCGGGACAGCGGCAGAGGCGGCGCTTGAAGCGCAGATCTCGACGGCTGGTCAAGGCGTCGCGCTGCAAGCGCAAGCGGAGCTGAACCGATATCGCCAGCTCAAGCAAGCCGGACTTGTCGGACCAAATGCCAGCAGCCCGCAGGTCGGTCCAGGCGGTGTATTCGTGCCGTCCTCTGAGATGCGCGAGGCGATGCGGCAACAAGTCCGTCTCCAGCAGGAACTAGTCAGGCAGGGAACGTAATGCCAAACGTCTACACAGCGACAACCGTGAGCATCGAGACGCGCGCAGGCGAGCTTGGCCAGCCGCGCACCATAACCGTCATACGGCACGTCCGAAGGAATGACGGCGCATTCATCAACATGGACACCGAGATCGCGGCGATGCAGGCCGAAGGCCACGTGCCCTACATGAACGCCGCGTATGCCCCGACGCCGCCTACAGGAATGACATGGGAACGCTACGCGCTCTGCCGCGACATCAACTACCGAACCGACAATGCAAGCCGGGTGATCACATTCACGCTGATGTTCTCGACGCTATGGATGGAGGACAGGGGCGCGGAAACGCTCACCTACGTGCTTCCATCGTCGACCGAGTATGTGGCCAGGACGCGCGCGACCAACATCTACCGCACCGGGTGGTCGGTGCAGCCGAGCAATACGAACGCCAGCGCCGACATCGGAGGCACCGCGGTCAGCAACGGGACGCAGCCTGTATCCATCCAAGTCGCCCAGGTGCAGATGCGCGTTCGGCTGACGCTTGACGCAAGCGTGAACGACATGCTCTACGCCACCACTGGACTAAGCACGTACATCAACAAGATCAATACGGCGGCTTTTGCAGGATGCGCAGCCGGGACACTCATCTGCGAAGGCGTTTCCGCCGCGAAGACGTCGGCTGGATACGAATTCTACGAAGTGATTTTTGAGTTCCTGTTCGACCCGTTTTTCCATCTCGAGCAAGTCTGCGACACTGACGAGAAGGGTTATCCGCGAATCGCGAGCAACGTGCCATCAGTCGTGAAGTGGAAGCGTCCAGCAAGGACTGGAATCGATTTCAACAATATTTTCAATGCTGACACGGGTTGGCAGCGCCGCACCCTCGAGGGTTGGTGGGTATGAAGCCAGTTGATCGCCAGCTTCGCACGTCCGCGCTCGACCTGAACAGGGCGCAGCGGCAGTACCCGACGCCGCTCAGCTACTACCCGACGCTCATGAAGATCGTCGACGTTGAGGTAATCGCAGGGCAGGACAAGCGCTGGCTCTACTACGTGCAGGAAGCGACCATTGACACGGGCGCGAGCTACGCGCCGACCCTTTCCGTAAATCAAGGAACCTACACCGCGCTAAGCGTTTCAGAACTTTCGAACAAGACCACCGCCGACGACTACAGTTATAGTTATGGTGTTAGGAAATCCAACGTAGCAGCCACGGGCTACCAGGCGATGGTCATTCCCATCGGCTCCTACGTGATGGCGGTGCCGTACTGGAAGACCGATGGAACGCGGCTGTACCTCATCATCAATACGCAGGCCATCGACGGCACATGCACCGGCGGCGGACTTCTCGCAGATGATGACTACGGCACGCTGCTGCAGCCATCGGACCTCATCTTCGAGGGCGGCGAACTTGACGCCCCCGAAGGCGACTTCGACTACGGCGGCATCACCTTCGATGACTTCGGGCAGTTCTACGATCCCGTCAACCAGAACGATCAGCAGACCTTCGCCAGCCCAGTGACGTTCACCACCGACTACGGAACCTACTGACATGCCGCTGAGACTCCGCCGAGGCACCAACGCAGACCGCACCACGATCACGCCCGTGCAGGGCGAGCCGATCTACACCACGGACACCAAGCAGCTGTACATCGGCGACGGAACCACCGCCGGTGGCGTCCAGGTCGGCGGCGGCGGCACGCTCACCGTCGACACGCAGGACTTCACCGCGTCAGGCACGTGGACGAAGCCCGCGAACGCGCTTTGGGTTGAGGTCACGATGTGCGGTGCGGGGCAGGCGGGAGATTCGGGCAGCACTGTTGGCCCGGGGCAAGGTGGAAACGCTGGCAAGTTTGCAAGCAAAACATTTCTTGCGGCTGCGCTCGGATCAACGGTTTCGGTGACTTGTGGAACGGCTATGACGTTCTCAACGTATGCATCTTCGTCCACCAGCAGTTTCGGAACACATCTATACGCTCCAGGTGCAAGTGTCGGTGGCAACGGTGCCACCATTCCTGAAGCGTTGACGAGTCAAATCCTGGTGACTCAAGCAGGCGTGGACGGCCTGTTGTATTCATTTGGTCAAGGCGGCGGAACTGATTCTGGCGGACGCGTAGGCGCTTCGTTCGGTCCTGGCGGCGGCGGTGGCGGCGGTGATACTGGCGCAGGCGGCGCAGGCGGCGTCGCAAGTTCTGGCGCAGCGGACGATACAGATTTTTACAAGGCAAAAATCGGCGGCGGCGGCGCAGGCGGCGCAAGCGGCACCACTGGTGTCGCTGGCACAGCAGGCGGCTACGACACGATCACGGGCTTCGGCAACGGCGGCGGCGGCGGCGGCCAAGGCACCGCAGGCGCAGGCGGCGCAGGAGGCGCAGCTGTCCGCGGTGGCGGTGGCGGCGGTGGCGGCAAGGGAACGACTGCCGGCGGCGCGGGTGGCGCTGGCGGCGCTGGCTTCGTGCGCGTGCGCACGCTCTGCTTCGGATAAACCATGGCACAGCAACTAGACGTAGTCATCGACCAGGGCGCGAACTTCGTGCAGACGTGGCAGATCGACAACAAGAACCTTGCCACGGGCTACACCTTCCTCGCCAAGTTCCGTCCGCAGCACGCGAGCACCACAACGGTGCTGACGATCAACACGTTCACCGCAGTGCACAACGGGCAGCACACGACCATCAGCTGCAACGTCGCGTCCGCGACCACGGCGGGACTCACTGCGCCTTCTCAGGGCGTCTACGACATCGAGTACACGCAGACCTCGACAGGCGCTGTGACGCGCGCCTTCGAGGGTTCCTACTACGTCACGCCGGAGGCGACAAAGTAATGCCGACCAAGACCATTTATCTCACCGCGCTTGCAAATACCGACGGAACCAACGGCGGATTCCGCCAATTCGATGCCAATGTCAACGGCATGGCGGAAGTCGTGCTGCACGCAGGGGCCGAGTGCCAGCTTGTCTCGGAACAGGACACGGGCGCTGCGGCTCTGACGGCAGCCAGCGCAAATGGCAGATTCAACTTCACTGGTGGCGTGTCGAATCCGCTTGTGCTGCGGTTCAATCCGGCGAAGACATGGATTCGATCTAACGGAGGCAGTTCAACCACGGTCTACGCAAGCATTACCTGGTAAACCGATGGACTTCCCCGACATCGCCGCCGCCCTCACCATCATCGCGACCATCGTCGGCTCGACGGTGCGCCTCATGATGAAGCTCAACCAGATGGATCGCGAGCTCTTCGAGCTCCGCCGCGAGTTCTCCGCGCACGGGGAGCGCATCTCCCGCATCGAAAGGAAGCTTGACCTTGATTAACGGCAAGACCACCTTGGCCGGCATCGGCGCGATCCTCACCGCCGTCGGCGGCATCGTCTCGACGTGGCCGACGCCCGACTGGACCACGGCCATCGCCGCGATCCTCGCGGGCATCGGATTGATCTTCGCCAGGGACGCCAAAGGGCGCGATGCTTGAGCGGTTCCTTGCCGCGCTTGCGCTTGGGATCATCGATCATCTGTCGCGCCGCACTGCGCGCGACGCTGATCCCGATAGCGCTTTGCTCGAGCGTGGCGGTGCTTCCGTACGCGAGTGGCTGCACGCGAACCGTGCTCGTTCCCGAGTCAAGCCCGATCAGGGTCGGACCCGGGACGCGAGCGCGGATCTATGTGATGACTGACGGCGAGTGGGAGCTTGGCGCAAACTGCGTCGAGATCCCCGAGGGCTGGTACTGCGTGCCGCCGAGCTTCGTGGAGGACAAGTGAGCCTTCACCGCGCGTGCTGCTGCAGTCCTTGCGCGTGCCCTGAGACACTTACGCTCGAACTGCGTGGTGAATGGCCGATCAACATCGCTTGCCCATCCAACGCGCCCACGTCGCCGCCTTTTGCCGTCTTAGGTCCGTTCTTCGATTGCACAGGCGCGATTGTCGATCAAATTGAGACGATCAGCATCGTCAGCCAGGGTACGGGCAGCAACTTGCCCTGCTATTTCTCTACCTTTCGCAGATGGTGCGCCCCTGCTGGCGGTACTCCTTCATGGCCTCTGGTGCAGGATTGGGCCGCGAACGTAAACAGGACGCTTTGTCCTACGTTCCCCAATCCCGGAGGTACCACCCCGTGCCCCCCCAAGTTCGGTGCCCCGCCAACTACATCGCCATACGGGTTCACCGATGGACACGCGGTGGTTACGTACGAAAGCAGTTACGACAGCCTCAACTCGCGGCATAGGATCTTCATCACCGCGGCCATTCCGACCTGGAACAACGGCATCTGGGACAACGGGTCAAGCTTCTCAATCCGGGCTTTCAAGACATCTACCGCTAGGGATTGTTTCCCTCGTGGGCAGTGGCAGTTGTTCAACACCACGAACGACAGCACCCACGGCTGGGTCGAGACGCACGTGACCAGTTTCAACAACACGACCGGCGTGGTCAACTACACCACCACACGTAGGGACGTATCGGTTGCGCCGTTTCAAATCTGGGTCACCTAATGGCGTGCGCACGGTTGTCATCTCAAGGCCAGTGCATGGAGCATCGGTTGCCTGTCTTTGGTCTTCGGGTGGGCACCAAGCGCTGCGCTTCGTGCCCGCTTTACGACGGTCCAGCCCGAGGCGTCGGCGACGTGATCGCCAGCGCGGCAAAGGCAGTGGGCATTGCCCCCTGCGGCGGCTGTCAGAAACGGCGCGAGATTCTCAACGCCGCGCTGCCACTGCATATGCAGCGAAATAATGAAATCTCTCAGGATTCCGCTAAAGCGCCTTGAACATCTTGCCGACATTGTTACCGTGAGCGTAACAATGCAAGACAACCAGTCGAGATTCGAGATGCAAGCGCGTAGCCTGTGTAGGCGCGTGCTGGACCATGGAACCCTGACGGGCGACGCCCAGTGCCTCGCCGTCATCGTATTGGAGCTGCTGGATGAGCGAAGAAGAGAAGCCCAAGCCTCGCGCGATCTCGGTGCGCGAGTCGACCTACAGGATGATCACCGAGGAAGCGCGCCGGCTCGGGATATCGCGTGCCGTGCTGGTTCGATTCGCCGTGGAAGCCTTCATTTCCCGCAACAAGCAGAAGGAGACGCGTGATGCTTGATTACATCGTGCTCGGAGTGTTCGTGGCTGCGTGCGTGTTCATGCTCGTGGCCGTCCTGCTGCCCATCGTCAGCGAGCCGGGTAAGGAGGGATGGAACGATGTCGAGTGAGATCGTCAAGACCAAGCCCGCCGCGAACCCAGCGCTGGAGCCGCTGCGGCATCAGGTCGGAATCGTCCAAGCGCTCGCGCCACAGGTGCTCTCGAGGTACTCCATCCAGCTGCAGGGCAAGACCTACGTCCAGGTCGCTGGGGCGACCCTGATTGCCAACGCGATGGGCTACACCGTGCGCGAGGTCGAGGTAAAGCGCGTCGACTTCGGCGGCGGTGTCACGGGCTGGGAGGCGACTGCCGAGATCCTCGACCTCGAGACCGGCACCATCATCGGGCGCGGCTCGGGAATTGTGACCGATGACGAAAAGCCGTGGGGTACGCGCCCGCAGTTCGCGCGCCGCGCGATGGCCTCTACCCGCGCAGCTGGGCGCGCGCTGCGCCTGAGCATGGGGCACCTGTTCGCCTATCTCGGCGACAAGGTTCAGACGGTGACCTTGGAAGAGATGCCGGAGGATTCCAAGTGACCGATGACATCGTGGCGCGGCTGCGCCAGTTCGACGCTGATTTGGAGAAAGAAATCGCTGATGGCGAACACGGCGATGGTGGACATTTATGGGTCATCCCATTTGATTGCCTACTCCAGGCCGCGGACGAGATCGAACGGCTGCGGGAGGAGCGCGACGAGGCACGGAGGATCATCTGCCATGACGAGTCATACAACCACAAGAGCGGAGTCACGCCGCGGGAGGTCGCAATCGACCGAGGCTGGGACTGCTTCAAGGAGAAGCCATGACCGATGACATCGTGGCGCGGCTGCGCTCGACTGGCGGACTAGACGCGCGACTTCTTTGCGATGCCGCCGACGAGATCGAAAGGCTGCGCGCGCGCGTCGCCGAGCTTGAGTCCGAGCGCGCGCCAGCACCCTGAGCTTTTGCACCCGCCCCGGGCGGGGGAGCACCCGCCCCCGCCTGGGGTTTCACAACTAGAGATTGGAGATGAGCGATGGAGATGGAAGTCACAATTTGCCAAATGACGCCCGAAGATGGCGCGTGGGAGTTTGCGAAAGAACTTCTTGCTGTTGAAGAAATTTCTGGAAATGACAAGTGGTTGTCCGTCGAGGTCAATTGCAGCGACCATTATGAAGACCAAGAAATCTGGGTCTATGTGATGTTTGGTGATCGAGTGGTTGCTGGCGCTCATGTCCATGCAGACATGCTGTTAGCGGCAGCAAAGGCAATTAAGGCATTTAAGAATGCCCAGTTGTCGAAGGACGAGTAAATCAGCAATCCCCCCCCACACCCCCCCCTTGCGGGGGCTTGACAGGGCGGTTACGCTGGTGGCGTCGCGTAGCCAAACGCGAAGCGACGTCCGGTACCAGCGTAAACCGCTCCTGTCTGCGCCCGCCCGCCAGAGGGTCTACCGATGGACGAACGTCAAATGAAGCAATGGCACGAAAAGCGCGAGGCGCTCTTTGCGGTGAACCTACCGCACAGCGCGCTCAGCATCATCAACCAGCAGTTGCCCAACCTCGACTTCGATATCGCAATCGAAGCGCTTGAGGTCTACGCGCAGCGGAAGCCGTACAAGGGCTTCTACATGCTTAAGTACATGGCGATCTACGAGAAGATCAGCCAGGACCATCCGCGCGGGGGAGAGAGAGCGCCTAAGGGCGCTCCTCCCCCCGCGAAAACGCTACCTGACAATGGGTGGAAGCACGACGAACGCGCAGAGCGTGAGGCATACGAAGCGTTGCCGGACGAGGTCAAGGCCGATTGCCTGCGGAAGTATGGCGATTACGGCTGGCGACCTGGGACGCGTCAATGGCGATTGCTCTGCCTCAGGGCGGCGGCGGGTCAGGACGTGGAGTGCTATCGCGTCCATCCGCCGTTCGCGTCGCGCGCCTATGACCGTGAGCGCGACTTCAAGATGAAGCAGGAGGAGATGGAGCGCACCGGCTACGTGCGCCTGATTGAGAAGCTTCGCCGCGAGGTCGAGAAGCTCGGAGGCAACATCAATGTCACGGCGTGAATCGGACTTCGAGTGGGCCGAGCGGCAGGAAGCCGACGTGCGCAACATGCAGCCCGAGCGCAGCGTCGAGTTTCGCGAGGGGCCGCACGAGGACAGGCAGCTCGAGATGTACCGGCAAGGCTGGCTCGACGCCATCCACAAGGTGTCGGTCGCCGAGCTGCTTGCCAAACGCGTGCTTTCCATGAAGCTGCTTGACGGGCATTCGTGCCCGACCCATAGCCTTTGCATCTACTGCGACGCCATCAAGATCGCCCTGCAGATCGAAGGGAGAAGCCGTGCACGCTGAACACGCAGAACTGATTTCGGCGCTTCGCCGCGAGAACCAGCGCCTTACCGTTGAGAACGCTGAGATAGGGCATCTGCGGTCGATCATCGACGCGCAGGACCAATTGCTCAAGCAAGCATCAAAGCTGCTTGCAGACTCCCAGCAGACCATGATCCGCCAGCAGAAGCTTCTAGACGAGGCGCTGAAATGCCCCTGAACAGCCGAAGCAAGGGCGCCGTGGGTGAGCGCGAGCTAGCCGATGAGCTTGTCAGGCTGGGCATGCTTGCCCGCCGCACCGTGCAGTACAGCGGGAAATCCGGCGATGCAGCCGATCTCGTCGTGGATGGACTTGCCCTGCACGTTGAATGCAAGAGGACCGAGCAGATCCGAATGGACAAGTGGCTTGAGCAAGTGTCCGTCGATTGCCACGGAAAGCCGTGGATCATCTGCCTGCGTCAGAACCGACGCCCGTGGCTGGTCATCCAGACGCTCGACCAATGGGCAGCGGATTCCAACGCAGCCGCGTATGCCCGCATGAAGCGGCAAGATCTGATCGCTGGGGCAATGGATGCCACGGAAGCACTTTGAGCACAGCCCGCCGTTTAGCCGGCACATGAAGGCTAAGCCCAACAGGCTCAAGGGCCAGGCATGGACCAACCTTCGCACCCAATGGATACGCAGCAATCCGTGGTGCGTTCGATGTGGCCGTCCAGGCGAGGAAGTGCACCATGTCGTGCCGCGTCAGGTCGCGCCTGAGCGCACCTTAGACGTCACCAACCTTGCCACGTTGTGCCGTTCGTGCCATCACGCGCTGCATAACGATGCGTAAGGTGCCCGTTAGGTACGCGAGAAAAACCGCGTTTTTGGCTCAAAAATGAGGGTGGGGGAGGGGGGTAAAAACCTCGTTTTTAGCGTCCTATGGTGCCCGTCCGCAATCGGCAAAAATTCACACGCGATCCTGCGCCCTTTTTTGGCGACCTGTGGCGCATTGGTACGCTATCTGCGTGGATCTACGCGAGGTTTCAGCAAAGGTCGACGGCTACGTCAGTTCCGTGGAGGATGGGCGAACGGTCGCGGGACGGTGGATATACGCAGCGATGCGTCGGTGGCGCTCGGATATCCAGCGCACCGATATCTACATGGATTGGGAGACGGTCGCGCGCATTGAGTCGCATTTCTCGACGCTCACGCTGGTCGGCGATGACAGCGGCAAGACCTTCGAGCTGCATCCGTGGCAAAGCTGGGTGATTGCGAACCTATGGGGCTGGCGCTACCGAGCGGACGGGCGACGGCGCACCAAGCTGGCGATACTCCAGGTCGCACGCGGCAACGGAAAGACCACGCTGGCGGCGGGGCTTGCGCTGTGGGACTTGCTGCTTGGCGACGGTCGCCGCGTCCATGTGATCGCCAACAACGAAGAGCAAGCCGCCATCTGCCTTGACACCGCCCGCACGATGATCCGCCGGCAGGACCGCGACGAGGTCGACGTGCTTTGGGACCGCATCGAGGTCAAATCTCGAGATTGCCTGATGACCGGACTGCCCGCGCTAGAGCGCGCGCTTGACGGACTCAACCCGTCATTTTGGATCGCCGACGAGGCGGCTGAGTTCAAGGGTCGGTTCCTGACCAAGCTGCTGACCACTGGCAGCAAGCGCAAGGAATCGCTCGGACTCATCATCACGACGCCAGGCGCGAACCCCGAGAACATCTACGGCGAGATGGTCGCGAACGCCGAGAGCATCTTGCGGAACGAGGTCGAGGATGACTCGGTGTTCGCCGCGCTCTACGGCATCGACCCCGCCGACACTCCCGACGACGAGGCGGCGTGGCCGAAGGCGAATCCAGCGATGGAGTACGGACAACCTGACCGTATTTCGCTGCGCCGCAGTTGGAACACCATGAAGCGCAGCCCGCTGGGGCGCTCGGAGTTCCTGCGCTATCACTGCGCGCGCATGGATGAGAACACAGGCGGCTGGCTTGACATGCAGCTATGGCCGGGAGCGGAGACGCCGAACTTCGAGAAGCTGCAGGGCCGACCAGCGTGGATCGGGCTTGACCTGTCCAAGTCGATGGACATGACTGCGCTGGTGCTGGCGATCCCGCTTGAGGACGGGCGCGTGGCGCTCAAGGGTCACTACTGGTGGCCGGCTCAGGACGTGCCGCAGCGCGAACTGGACTACCGAATGCCCGTGCGCACATGGGCGGCAGAACGGCGGATCACCCTCACGCCTGGACGCGAGATCGACTATGAGAGCATTCGCGCGACGCTCGAACGGCTGCGGCAAGAGTACGACGTGCGCGCGGTCGGCTACGACGCATGGGGCAGCAAGTACTTGGTCGAGGTCTGCGAGGCCGACGGCATACCGATGACCGCCTACCGCATGGGCATCGCCACATTCGGGCCGGGTTGCCAGCTGTGGCAGAACCTTTGGGCGGGCGGAAAGCTCGTCATCGGAGACGATCCGATCATGCGCAGAGCGTGCGCCGAGGCGGCGGCGCAACAGGACCGGAACGGGAACATCCGACCCGTCAAGTCGCGGAACAACTGCATCATCGACCCGCTGGTGGCGGGCATCATCGCGGTTCACTGCTGGGGAGGAAAGCGCGCGTCGTGTTATGAATCCGAGGTTTAGGACGGGCGTTAGGTGTTAGGAGCGGCAACAATGCGCGCGTGGTAAGGGATTTCCTCCGCCGCCTGTTCGTCGGTCCATACAGCGCCACGATCCTTCAGGAATCGTCGGGCGCGATCCCATTCGTCGGCCCGACCAACGCGCTGCGCTACACGCCTGTCTATCGCGCGGTCACCCTGATCGCCGGCGACATCGCCCGCATCGAGTGCGACGTGTCGGCGCAGGGCGCGGACTCGCTCATGCGGTCGCCGAGCCCGTACATGTCGGCCTTTGAATTCCGTCGCGCGATGACGATGCAGGTGCTGCTGTACGGAAACGCCTTCGCCGCGATCAACCGCACGCGCGGCGGCGAGCTGATCGAGATGATCCTGCTTGAGCCTGACAGCGTCTCGCTCGACCTAACCACAGGCTCGGTGATCTACAAGACCCGCGTCTACGGCGACCTGACCGCCGACCAGGTGTTCCATCTGCGCGCGCCGAGCATCAACGGTCTTTGGGGCGAATCGCCCGTGAGCTTGTGCCGCACGTCGCTTCAGCTCATGGCGGCGCAGGAAGACATGGCGCTCAAGGCGTTCAGCAACGCCGGAAACCCGAAGATCGCGCTTGTGCATCCTGGCCCGCTGTCGCTCGAGGCGCGCCAGCGCATCATGGCCGACTACGAGGCGAAGCACGCGGGCACGTCGAACACGGGCAAGCCGCTTGTGCTTGCCGAGGGAATGCGCATCGAGCGGATAAGCTCGACGCTTGATGACGCCGGCCTGCAGGCTGCGCGGCAGTACAGCGTCGGCGACGTTTCGCGCATCTACGGCGTGCCTTCGTCCTATCTGTCCGAGACGGCTGGACCTTCGTACGGCACGCTTGAATGGCTCTCGCGCATGTACGTCGATTCGTGCCTTATGCCGTGGCTCCAGTGCTGGCGCGCAGAGATCCTGACCAAGCTTGCGGGCACCGGTGAGACGGTTGCATTCGACACCGATGACCTCGTGCGCCCAGGCATGGCCGAGACGATGGCCGCGCTCCGCACTGCGGTCGAGGCTGGCGTCATGACGCGCAACGAGGCGCGCGAGGAGCTGGACTTGCCGCCGCTGCCTGGACTCGACACGCCCACGCTCGCGCTCAACGTCGGCGCAGGCGGCGGCTCGACCAACATCGGCGACGACACAAGCGAAAGCGCGGGGACTCCCAATGATTTCTAGACGCGACTTCACCGCAGCCGAGCAATCCATCGACGGCCGCAAGCTTGCCGGTTACGCCGCCGTCTACGGGCAGGACTCCCGCGAGATCGTCGAGAACGGGCGCAAGTTCGTCGAGCGGATCGCGCCTGGCGCGTTCAACGAGACGCTGTCGAGCGGAGCCGACGTAAAGCTCTTCTACAACCACGACGCGTCGATGCCGCTCGCGCGCACGCGCTCTGGCACGCTGAAGCTCCGCAGCGACCGAAACGGGCTTGCCTTCGAGGCGACGCTGCCAGAGACAACGCTCGGCAACGATGTGCGCGCGCTTCTTGAGCGCGGCGACCTGAGCGGCGAGATGAGCTTTGGCTTCTACGTCAGCGAGGACAGCTGGAACAAGGACCGCTCGCAGCGCCTTGTGAAGCGCGCGCAGCTTGTCGAGGTGTCCATCGTCCAGGACGCCGCATACCCCCAGACCAGTTCGAGCCTGCGGAGCGTTTCCGCGGCATACACGGAAGCCGCCTATCTGCGGCTCGCACTTCATTTCCGAAGGATGACAGACCATGTCCGATGAGTTGAATGAGCTCCAGTCGATCACCCACGAGTACCGGAAGAGCCTCGCGGCATACGAGGCGCGCACCGGCCGCGCGCCGCAGACCATCGACACGCGCGGCAGCGGCGAAGAGCGCGAGAAGTTCGCGAAGATGGACGCGGACCTCAGCGCCGCCGAGATGATCGCGCAGAACAAGGCACTCGAGGCCCGTCTCGCCAAGCTTGAGAAGCAGCCCACGCTCGAAAGCCGCGCTCCAAAGGCGGAGTCGGCGACCGACGGCGAGGCGTACGCCGCGCGCTGGTTCCGCGCGATGGTCACGGGCGACCGCGCCGAGCTGCGCGCGATGGCGACCAGCACGACCAACGCTCCCGTGCCCACGGACATGGAGCGCCGCATCGTCAACAAGCTCTATCAGTCGAGCGTCATCCGTCAGCTGGCCACCGTGCAGAGCATTGACAGCGACCGCCAGCTCACCATCGAGGCGACGCAGCCTGCTGCGGCGCTCGTGGCCGAAGCTGGTTCGATCACGCCGGCAGACTTCACGTTCGACCGCGTGACCATCAACCCGTACAAGTTCGTGGTGGCGTCGAAGATGAGCCAGGAATTCATCGACGACAGCATCGGGAGCGGCGGCATCGGCAGCATCCTCAACTGGGCTGCAGACCGCTTCGGCGTCGCGCTTGCGCGCGAGACCGAGGAGTACTACACCATCGGCACCGGTTCGTCCCAGCCGCAGGGCATCGGCGACACCAGCTCGACCGCGTGGGCGACCACGAACAGCGGACGCATCATCAACCAGGGCGTCGCGCTGACCGAAGACCAGACCGTCGCCAACATCAGCGCAGACAACATCATCGATTGCGTCCACGCGGTTCCCGTGGCGTACCGCACCGGCCGTTTCGCCATCCTCACCTCCGATGCGTGCGTCAGGGCGATCCGCAAGCTGAAGGTGAACAACGAATACGTCTGGATGCCAGGTGGCGCCGGCACCAACCAAGCCATCACCGTCGGCGCGCCGGGCACGATCTACGGCGTTCCGTACTACATCAATGAATGGGTGCCCTCGACCGCGGCGCAGACGTCAACCGGTGCGGACGTCCGCGGATCGGCGCTCTTCATCGTCGGCAATTGGGAATACTTCGGCATCTTTGACCGCACGGGCATCCAGTCGATGATCGACCCGTACTCCGCGGCGGCGACGCTGGAGACCACGATGTACATGTGGATGCGCACGGATTCGAAGATCATCGATCCGGCAGCATTCGCGGCGATCTGGGCGCCGAACGCCAGCTGATCATCTCCACTCCTCGCCCACTCGCCGCGGAAACGCGGCCAGTGGGTTTCCATGAGCATTCCGCTCTCGACAATCAAATCCGCGCTCAAGATCGACTACGACGATGATGACGTCGATCTGATCCGCCTCCGAGAGGCGGCGGCTTCGCTCATCGAGCGCAAGTGCGAGGTGACGCTCGCGCCGACGGACAAGACGCTGTACCTCGCAAAGTTCACGGACACGCTGCTGCCCGATCATCCGTTCATCGGTCTGACCAGCGTGACGTACTACAACGGGTCGAACGTCCTGACCACGATGCCGGCTGGCGATTACTGGATCGACCGCACGGATGGTCCGATGGTGCGCATCCGGTTCCTCGAGCAGCCCGCGACCTACGAAGGCACCGCCATCTCGGTGAACTACACCGCCGGATACGAGTACGTGCCCAATGAGATCGTCCACGCGATCATCGCGCTGGTCGGCGCTTGGTACAACAATCCCGAGGCTTTCCAGCCCATCGGGCTTAGCGTCGTGCCCATGTCCGTCGAGTACATCATCTCGGCCATCGGAACGGGGAGCCGAATCCGATGATCTCCGGTGGCGTTCTCCGATGGACGGCGACCGCATCGCAGCCGAGCAACACGCTCGACGCCATCGGGATGCGCACGACCACGTGGAGCGACATCGGCACGTTCCGATGCGACATGCGCGAGCAGAGCGCCGCGGAGCAGAGCTACGCCGACGGCGTCGCCGTGGTCCGCAACGTCGAGATACGCGCGCGCTGGCAGGCGGTCGAGAACATCAACCTGTCCGAGGTCTGCCGCCTGACCGTCCGCGGGCGCTCGCTCAAGATCAACGCCATCCAGAACCTCGATGAAGCCGACCGCGTGGCCGTCATCCAGTGCACGGAGGTGAACTGATGCCAGGCGTGAACATCGAGCAGGACATCCGCACGATGCTGACTTCGTACGCCGGGATCACCAACGCGATCCCCGCCGCGCGCATCTCCCACGGCTACAGATTGCAGGACGGCATCCTGCCCGCGATAACGTACGAACTCACCAACGTGGTGCAGCAGTCGATCTCGGGCGGCGCAAAGGTTTGGCTTGCTTCGGTCGAGATCACGATCATCGCCGCGACCACGAAGGCTGCGCTAGACGTGCTGCCCGCGCTCAAGATCGCGTGCGGTCCAGGTACCTACGGAATCGCGGTATTCGATGCGGTGATCTGGAACGGGCACACCACGTCGGCTGCGGTGGTCGGCGAAGGCGACGAACAGGAACCCGCCGAGGTCACGGCGTCCATCGACATCTACTACAGGGACTAAACAATGGCATTCAGTTCCACGCTTTCATCTCTTCAGTGGGCAGCATCCGGCGGAAACCTTGGGAACGTCGCAGCCGTCGGAACAATTACGTTCAGCATCTCGCGTCCGGCCTTTGACATCACGCCAATCGGAACGCGCACGGCGCTATATATCTCTGGCATCTCGAATGCCACGGCATCGCTCGACGTTTTCTTCGACATGGATGATGCATCGCACAAGGCATGGCTTGATCACATCAATAATGGATCAGTGGCAAGCCAGTGGAACTTCATCCTTGAGACCGGCGAAACCATCGCCGGCGATGCATTCGTCACGTCAATGGAGATCACTGCGCAGGCAAATTCGGTGGGGCGTGCCACGCTGCAACTGCAATTCACCAAGGCCGCAAGCTCAACCGCAGACGCCTGGACCGTGACTACATCGGCATGAGCATCCGCGACGCACTTACCCTGAAACCGAAGACCGTCGACATCGACGGGCACGCCGTCACGCTCAAGCGGCCGAGCGCGCTCGACTTGCTCGAGGCGCTCGAGGAATCCAAGCGCGCGCCCGAGCGGCTGTACCTATGGCTGGTATGGCGGCATCTGATCGAAGACGGACGCCCCGTCTTCGCGTCCGTCGATGAGGTTGCAGGCTGCGACGCACGGATGGTGCAACTGATCGGCAGGCAATGCGAGCTCCTTTACGAGGAAGGCCGGGACTGACCAAGGCGCAGCGCACGGTGCTGGACTGCGCCTTGAAATGGATGAGCACCGATCTCGACTCCATGTCCGTGGTACTGATCAATGGCGCGCTTGAGATTCCCGACTGGACAGGCATTCGCGGCAAGCTTGACGCGCTCGCCGGGAAGAACCACCGCCCGAGGGGCGGGGTACATGACCGCGTCCATAGACACGGACAGCATCCGCAGGCTTGAGGCGGTGCTTCAGCGCTTCCCGAAGAACCTCCGCAATGGCATCGCAAAGGACGCGCTTCGACCGTGGGCGCAGGCGGTCCGCAAGGCTGCGCGCGGGTTCGCGTGGAAGAACGCAGAGCGAACCAAGAAGCAGCTTTTCTACAAGGTCAAGACCTACAGGCGGGCGGTCTGGGCTGCGGTCGGCGTGAAGGCCGAGAAGGTGAAGAACGTTCCAGCAGAACAGCGGCTTGGGCGATACTCGCCATACGTCGGCTGGAAGTCGCACTTCATGGAGGTCGGCTGGCACGCCTTCCCGCGCGGCAAGAAAGGCAATGAAGCGCGCCGCGAGGTCGGCATGAAGGCGCTGCGCATCCAGCGCGGCGAGGCGTTCACGAAGCAGATCACGGTCTACCGGAACGGCAAGCCGCACGTCCGCACCATCAAGGAACGGGCTAGCACGGTAAGCAAGGCAAGCGCCACTGGCGGCGGTGGCCGCGGATGGCGTCGAGGCGTCCGCGGATACAAGGGCACCTTTCAAAGCCAGTATGCTCGGCACTACCTCTTCAAGGCCGGCATGGTCGGCA